TCATCAAATAGATCTTCACGATCATTGAGTGTCCATATTTCATCTAAACAAAAGATTACATTCTCTTTAAATAACTCGTTATATCTATCGCTCATTAGCTTCTCCCTATGTTCCATCTTCTTTGTAAATAAAGCTCTTCTTCCTCTACTCATTTTCACTACTCACCTCCAAACGCATCATCCCATTCATGTTCTGTTACGCCAGTCATAATAAACTCCCGTTGTGCTGGAGTCAAGTCAGGAAAAACTTCCTGAATTAAACCGCCACCTTCCCATTTATTTAATTGATCAATAGTAATAGGAAGTTCCATTGAATGAACTTGACCTGTCAATTTAGATTGTCTTGTCAATAGCATATCAGTCTCCTAAGTTACGAACAAATTACTTCAGATTCAGTTTCAATCCAAACTCTAGCACCACAGCTGAGTGGTTTATCAGGGCTATAGACTACACGACTCGGCCCTTGTATGTCAACTTTGTTACAAGTTGTATTTGATTTATAAGTCTTTACAGTCAGCACTGGTAAGTCTTTGTTATTCTTACGATTAGCTTTAATGTGATGTTGGTTAACATGAATTCTTGAAATCATTTCAGCCTCCCCAAACTTTGTAATACTTCAAACTCTACATACGGTTTTTCTTTATGGTCATCAGGCAACCAAGTAACTAAGTCTTTTATATCTTGTAATTCAAAAGATGTGGTTGTAGTTTCACCAGTATCGTTACCAACTATCAAAGCCTTACCAGCATAGTTATTACCATGTAATTTAAAATATCTCTGGTTCGGTTTGAATAAGCCTTCATCATCTACATACATTTTATTATTGAGTTGGTGTATAGTATCCCAAAGAGGGGAAACGATATTAAATATACTGAAGTTACATAGTATATGTATATCTTCAAGGTTATAAGTTATCGTTACTTCTTTGATTGTCTTATCAAATGGATTTATTAATATACCTTTCATTAGTTTAACTCTTCATCTAAATTCCACTTAGCTTTATCACGAGCTTTCCGTTTACGATAAGCCTTGAGCTTATCTTTATGGGTCTGGGGCTTGTGAAATTTATCCATGTTTCTTTTAACTGGATTGCGTTTGCCTTTCATTAAAGTCTCCTGATATTAAACTAGTTTAAAACTAACCTGATCTTGAGTATAACCAAGAGCATTTGCAGAACCTTGGGCCAATTCAAGTTTATCAGCCTCAGTTAATTCAGCAAGCTCTTTACGAAATGTACTCAGGCTCTCACCCTTTCCAAAGAATTCCATAATAATATTGACCTGTCCTTTCAAATTGTCAGCCATAATAATTATCTCCCGTTGAATTAATTTAAAACGAGCAGTTTGAGAACTTACTCAGGTTCATAGTAATACTATCCGACAGCGTAATTAACAACCCGAAGTATATCCTCAATGTCATAAGAAGTATTAGGCACTTCTAAAATCTGCATTGAAGGATTAGTCTCGGTCCTACCAAGCAACTTTTTAAACCACAGTTTCTTAGTTGGATTCCGATGAGGTGTATAAACAGATACCAAACCATGATGAGTACCACGAAATGTTTTACCACTTGTAGTATCATATCGTGTTTGATTGCTGCGAACACGGACAATAGCTGCACCATTTTCATCAGCCTCTTTCCAGACTAGCTGTACTGAATAAGGTGCAAGTCTAATAGGCTCCGTTGTTTTAGAACCGTTCTGACTATAAGTCGTTGAATTTTTCATAAGCATTTTCCCTTTTAAAAGTTAATAAAAACACTGGCCTGTGCCAGCCCCATCAGACTAGCACAGGCTCCCAAGGCTGTCAAGCGTTTCCGCGCGCTTATAGCGGTGGCCTATTAGTCTCCTAAATAAATTCCAACAAGTAACATCATAAAGAATACCATAACAAAGAATTGATATAAAGTATCTATCATCAAAAAGCCTCCAGTTTCCAAATAGTACCACGATCTATAGTGTCTGTATTTAAATACTCAAGCGAGGGTGAGAGATATATATATTTCCTCTTGGTTCGATGCTTATATATAAAAGCCTTCTCGCCTTTAAATACGAACTTGTTTTTATTTTTATTTAATCTATAACTCAAGTCCCAGATATATTTCTGTGCTTGTTCTAAAGTATTGAATTTAATCTGCATTTTTCATCATCCTATTGTTGGCTTCCTTAAATTCTGAATCTGTAAGACTTTCATAAGCCTTCCTAATATCTTGCATTATTTCGTCATAAAATTCATTTATAACTTTATAGCTATCTAAAGTGTTAGTCATTTTTTGCCTCCTTAATAGCAGCATCTATAAATGCACTTGCCATTGTGTACTTAGGAACTCTAATGATTTTCAATTGGCCGTTTCTTATATGCGGAGTGCCATCATTATACTTGGCAACGGCATCTTTGAAACGTAACCTACCATCATTAGACAGGATTGTTTTAAGTAATTGATTTCTGGTCATTTTATATCTCCCTATTTAACATCAACAATTAAATCATCTGACATTGTAACATTTGCAAAGAACTCTCGTTTGTGTCCTGTTATATGTGGACGATTGCATACTAAGAAAGAGCCAGTGCTTTTATATTCTTCGCCAAATATACTAGTTTCTATATAAGACAGGCTATTTCCGATATGCGTTTTAAGAACTTTCTTGCTTGGATAATTAGCAACCAACATTTTAATACTCCTTGTTTTAAAAACTGGCAAGCCAGAAGAGCGTCACGGTAACACGGATCGCTGGTTGGGGTCAAGCGTTTCCGCGCATTAAAGGCGGCTGGTATTTAATATATACATGGGGTTTTTTTAATAGTGGTTGGCTGTGTTTCGGTAGTTAAATAATATTAAAAATCTTTAATATTTTTAAAGTCTTGGGAGTTGTAACATAATTTCTGTAGTATTTAATATAACTTTAAAGCCTATAAATACCTGTTAACTACTATTAAATGTGAAATTAACGGTTAATTAACCTTGACTTTTAAGAACTACTTAGATATCAGAGACTTAAAAGTGTACATTAACCTTGACAACAGAGTTCATTTATGCTAGGGAGACTTTAAAGATTACGAAGTCGTACCGCAACTGGGGGCGTTGTCGCGCGGGGGAACCTTGCTGTGATCATCGTACAACACAGCAAGGACGGGGTTTATCAAGTGGCCTCCTGCTCTATTAACACGGGGTCATGCTGCCTGTGGGACAAAAAAAAACCCCCCACCACTTGGCAGGGGGCCTTTGTCGCTAGACTACCACTTTGTCGGTGATAGGACACTCTCTTTCAAGTAAGCATCTATAGCCTTTCTGTACTTGACAGGGGTTGACTTTTTTGAAAAGAGTGGTTGCGCATCCTCTTGCGATAACTTTCCATCTTTTCCAAGATTCCACAAGTGGGCGGCAATGCGCCTCTGTGCTTCATGCTTGTTGCTCTTCACTTTTTTCACCCAAATCCGAGCAATGGCGAGCGCTGTGTTATAAGTCACAGGAGCTTCCCGCTTTTCTTTCGGTTGTGTTTGAATGTTATATCCCATGATATTCTCCTATTTTGAATTAAAAAAACCGTAGGTATTATTTTTTTTTAATTCGGAATAGGATTCGAATATCACGGGATGTGGCGTTCAAGCACCAGCGGGAGAAAAGCGGGTCTTCAAGCTCCTAGTGACTTAGGACATAGTGGTCGCCATTGCTCTCTTGGATTTGGTGTGAAAAAAGTGAGGAGTAATAAGAATGATCTTAGCACAGAGAGCGTAGTGGCGACCGCTTGTGAGGGATTGGAAAAGATGGTTAAAGTTATCAGTAAGGGAGGCGTGAACGCTCTAGGCAAAAAAGGCTGCCCCTGTCAAGAACAGCTAAAGGGTACAGATGGTGCTTGAAAGAGAGTGGCCGCAGACAAAGTGGGCGACAAAGGCCGACTGACACTCAGTGGTGGAGGGTTTTTTTGTCCCACTTTTTTCAAAGGCAGTCGATTGACATGACCCCGTGGCAGGAGGCCACCCCCGGTAGGGTGGGTATCTATAGCATACATAGACAAAATTATTAAAAACAAGTGTCAACTAGAACTGGTTAATTATTCCGGCTTATAGAGTAGATATCTTATTGAACCCTGTGGGGTATAACCCTATTATACAGTTAATTTTCACTTTTGTCAAGTAAAAGCTTGACAAAGTTCAAATCTGACCCTATAATAGATAATATGGCTATATTACCAAGTGTTGAAAAACAAACTAAAAGAGAACTGACAACTAAGCAGCAGTCATTCTTGAATCATCTTGTAGAAACTCAAGGTGATCCAAAGAAGGCTGCGGAGTTAGCTGGCTATTCCAGTCACTATCATCATGTAGTTAAATCTCTAAAACATGAAATCTTGGAGATAACTCAGGAGATTTTAGCAAACTCTGCGCCTAAAGCAGCTTTTAAGCTTGTAGAGATACTGGACTCTAAAAGACCTATAGTACAAGCAGGAAATAAACTGGCTGCTGCACAGACTCTTTTAGATAGGGTTGGTATCAGTAAGGTAGATAAGCTTGATATTAATCATAAAGTAGGAGGAGGTATTTTTTTAATGCCCGATAAAGCCCCTATTGAAATCGAGGGATCGTATGAAGATATTTCTGACTGAAGTTAATAAAGACTCAGAAGTTTTTATAGGTCCTTATATTAAAGCAGATTCAATACGGGAGGCTAAAGCAATAGCTGAGATACATGAATTGGATTTACTTGGAGAAGTACATGAATTAAAATATAAATTTATGTCTACTGAATCACAGGCAATACATTAATGTTGCTTCCTGATGGATATATTAGGCGACCATCTTCTACTATACCTTTTGGTTATGAACTTTCTTCTACTATCCAAGGTTATTTAAAACCTGTAGAAAAAGATTTAGAAGTCTTAAAAGAAGTAGCAGAATCTGTACATATAGGCGAAATAAGCCTTGGAATAGGAGTAGATTGGTTAGAAGCAGAGACAGGTAAGAAGATGTCTCGGCCCGGATTAAAGAAATATGTAGATAAGAAGTATGGCAGACCAAAAATCAGATCAGCCTCGTAAGCGTGGAAGACCTCGTAATTCGGAGCTATCGGATGTTAAAGCTGCTATACAGGCACAACGAAGATTAAATCGTAAAACCGATAAGGTTAAGAAGTTACGCAGGAACTTGACAGTAGCCGAACATAAGCTACGAAAGGAAAAGAAAGTACTAACTTCAAATGTTCTTACGCAATCAGAGACTAAAGAGTTACCTGATGCCATACAAGAGCATTTAACAGAGACAGGCTCCTATGTGGCTTTCATGCCTAACGAGGGGCCACAAAGAGACTTCTTGGCTGCATCTGAAAAAGATGTCCTCTACGGAGGAGCAGCCGGAGGAGGAAAAAGCTTTGCAATGCTTATTGATCCTTTAAGATCATGTCATTTCAAAGAACACAGGGCATTGATACTAAGGAAGTCCATGCCTGAACTTAGAGAGCTAATAGATAAGTCCAGAGATTTATATCCAAGGGCTTTTCAGGGCTGCAAGTTCAGAGAAGTAGAGAAGCTTTGGAATTTTCCTAGTGGAGCCAAGATAGAATTTGGGTTCCTTGAGCGTGATGCAGATGTATATCGTTATCAAGGACAGGCATATAGTTGGATAGGTTTTGATGAGATTACTCATCTACCTACAGAGTTTGGTTGGAATTATTTGGCTTCACGGCTGCGTACTACCAACCCAAAGATACAAACATATTTACGTTGTACTGCAAATCCCGGTGGGGTTGGCGCACAATGGGTAAAGAAGAGGTATGTTGATCCTCAAGAGCCTACTAAAACTTTTAAAGGCGATGATGGATTAACAAGGAAATTTATCCCTGCGAGATTACAGGATAATCCGTATCTTGCAGAGGATGGAGAGTATGAAAAGATGTTGCTTTCATTACCTCCTGTACAGAGAAAGCAACTTTTAGAAGGTAACTGGGATATTGCAGAAGGAGCAGCATTCCCTGAGTTTGATATAAAAACTCATATAATATCTCCTTTTGATATTCCGTCATGGTGGGAACGCATTAAAGCGGTTGACTATGGCTATTCTTCCGAAAGTTGCTGTTTATGGGCAGCAGTAGATCCCGATGACAAAACCATCATCGTTTATAGAGAATTATATCAAAAAGGGTTAACAGGGGATATACTTGCTGACAGGATAACAGAATTGGAAGGAACAGAAGTGAAATCTATTGCGGGTGTACTTGATACATCTGCTTGGTAACGTACTGGCTATTCAGGACCTACGATTGGTGAGATTTTAACCAAGAAGGGCCATAAGCTAAGACGGGCAGATAAGAATAGAATTGCTGGTAAAATTCAACTTCATGAACATTTACGGGCAAGACAGGATTCTGGTAGGCCACGATTACAGATTTTTAATAACTGTACAAATTTGATAAGGGAATTGCAAAGTATTCCAATGTCAAAAACAAATACAGAAGATGTGGATACTCATGCTTCTGACCATGCTTATGATGCTTTGCGGTATATGATAATGAGTAGACCTAGATTAGATCATCCATATGACAGGATGCTACGAATTAAAACAGACTCTTATCGTCCTGTTGATACTACATTTGGATATTAATATATGGCTGAAAAAGAAAACACCTTTTTAAATGCAGGACATATCTACGAAGATGTAGAAGGTGAGACTGGTAAAAATTTAAAATTAAAGGAAGATCAGAAAGTAAATCTGGTTGGTATTATATCTTCAAGATTTGCTGATGCAGAAAATTCACGTAAGTTAGATGAGCGTAGATGGTTATCTTCTTATGAAAACTATCGAGGACAATATAATAGATCTGTAAGATTCAGGAACTCTGAAAAATCCAGAATATTTGTTAAGATAACCAAGACTAAAGTACTAGCTGCTTTTGGGCAATTAGTTGATGTTATGTTTGGAACAGGTAAGTTTCCTATAGGCATAGCAGAAACTAAAATACCTGAAGGAGAACTTGGGTCTGCACATTTAGATACACAAAACCCTATTCCGAATATCGAAGCCTCAATAGGAGAAGAAGAAATACCAGATAATATAGGTAATCGTTTAGAAGATGAGGTTATTAATCCTTATGATGTAGGTTATGAAGGAGATGGGAAGGTCTTAAAAGCAGGAGCTACTTTTGCCAAAGGAGTTTTTTTAGATAGTTTAGAAGACCAAGCAGAAGAAAAAGGATTCCTTAAAGAAGGAGCTAGTCCGAATCCTCAAGTTTTAGAAATATCTCCTGCACAAAAAGCAGCTAGACGAATGGAAAAATTAATCCATGACCAGATTGAAGAATCTAGTGGATCTTCTGAAATAAGGAATGCTCTTTTAGAATCTTCATTACTTGGTACAGGTATTATCAAAGGACCATTTAATTTTAATAAAACACTTAATAAATGGGAAGATAAAGAGGGCGAAAGAATTTTCTCACCGATAGAAGTACGAGTAC